CTAAAACTTTCAAAAACTCCGCTCTACGAAATATTTGAAAAATAGGATATTTGAGAAATGGCACCCAAAACCCAAGAAAAAAAAAGAGGTGACAAGCAGAAACCTACTCAGGTTTTTGAATTTGCAAAAAAGAGCCACCGTTCACAAAAAGATATTGAAGAAAGAGCAAATAGGCAAATAAAAATTGATGACAAAAATCTCGTTTTACCTGCAAGTGTGAAGCGTGATAAGGTTGCTCTTAAAAAATGGAAGTACTTAGTATCGATCTACTCTAAAATTGATAATGTTGCTGTTGCTGATAGTGATATTATTGCTCAATACTGTTTGTGCCATTCTGAACTGGAAGATTTACTGAAAACGAAAACAAGTATCGAGAAAGATTTAAAAAGCACTGACAAAACCATTCTTGAAATATTTGATGCTCTGACTAAATCTAATGTTGACCACATGATCAATAAAAAAAGAGATGCTTTGAATAAAATAGGTGGAAGAATACTTCTTGATCCTACATCTCGAATGAAAGCGGTTCCAGCTAAAGCACCAGAAAAACCAAAAACAGGTCTTGAACAATTTGGCATTGCTTAATGAGTAAATATCTTGAAAAGATGATACTCTACTCTAACGGTGTTTTGTCTGGTGAAATTGTAGCTTGCAAAAAACACAAGTTTGCATGTCAACGGTTTCTCAATGACCTTGAACGGTCAAAGGAGAATAGTGATGATTTCCCCTATGAGTTCAATGATAAAAATGCTGTTCTGTTTGAGGAGTGGTGCAAAATATTTTCTCATACAAAGGGAATACTTGCTGGTGAACCTATCGAGCTTGCACCGATAACTCACTTTATCATGGGGAACCTCTTTGGGTGGGTCCACAAGAAAACAGGGTATCGAAGATTTAAACAATCATACTGGCAGGTTGCACGAAAAAATGCAAAAACACAAATTCATGCTCTTCTAGCTCTCTTTGCTCTTCTTGTAATTTCAGGAGGTGAACAGCCTGAAGTATTCGCAGCGGCAACAAAAAAAGAACAAGCGAAACTCACCTATGATGAAGCTGTCACAATGCTCACGCGGTGTAAACGTCTCGTTGAGGGTGAACACTACAGTATAAAATATGGAAAAATTGTATCTCTTGATAACGCTGGATTTTTCAGACCTCTTTCGAAGCAGGACAACAAGAGCGGTGATGGTCTTAACCCTAGTTTGGGTTTGATCGATGAATTTCACCAGTCACCAACGGCTGAAACCTATGATGCTCTTTCTGAGGGAATGGGAGCACGACCGGAACCACTGATTAGTATTATCACCACTGCAGGGTATGAACTTCACTATCCTTGTTATCGAGTAGAGTATCAGTTAATCTCGCAAATTCTCGATCCAGATAATCCGATCAATATTGAAACTTACTTTGTAATGGTGAATGAACTTGATTGTAATTTCTCCGATGAAACAATAACTATTGATGGAAAAAAGATTGCTCCCGGTGATCCTATTGACGATATAACCGATCCGAAAGTATGGGAAAAAGCGAATCCGATTCGAGCAACGTACCAGGTTGGAATTGATGATATTCAATCTAAACTAGAAATAGCCTTGGCAGCTCCCGATAAAATGAAAACATTCATGACGAAATACATGAATGTTTGGATGAATCAACGGGCAATGGGATACATGAATTTAGGCCGTTGGGCCGCTTGTGTGTTTGATGGTGATATCTACGATGAAATAGCAAAGAGAACCGATAAAACATGTCGTGTGGGGCTTGATTTATCTGCTCGCAGTGATCTCACTTCATCATCTTTTGAATTCAAAGGTGATGATGATAAATATTATGTGCTCTCTCACTCGTTTATTCCCGAAGAGACGTTTCACAGCAAGATGGAAACGGATAAAGTACCCTATGATCTATGGGAAAAACAGGGGTGGCTCACCGTTACACCCGGTGCGGTGGTAGATTATATCTATGTGAAAGATTATATTCAGGATACCGCGAAAGAAAACGGCTGGTTTATTGAGGAAATTTGTATTGATCCCTACGCAGCAACTCAGATTGGAGCACGTCTCATTGATGATGGTGAGGAGGTTGTTGAAATTCTTCAAAGAATAACTACTCTTTCAGAACCTACAAAGGATTTTCTATATGAAGTAATATCTCATAGAGTTGTTCACGATAATAACCCCGTGCTCACTTGGGCCATAGGAAACGCGGTTACAAAACTTGATCACAATGAAAATAAGATTCTCAATAAAGAGAAGTCCATAGATCGAATCGATCCAATCGCCGCCGTGATAAATTCTCACACCAGAGCAATGACGATTGAATCTAAACCACAAAATCGAGTTATTTTTATTTAAAGGAGTGTTATGAGTAATACAAGATGTTTATTCATTGTTACAAATGATAGGTTGATCCTTGGACGTGGAAACCGTCACTTGAAAATTATAGGACACAGTGAAATCGAAAGAGAATCGGTTACTGGTGGTGGAGTATTTCAGCAGAATAAAACACACTTCATTCTCTTTGGTGAATCATTTGATTTTGGTAAATTTGATATTGATCTTGTGAAACAACACATTGAGAATAAAGAGGTGTATTGGTTCAAAAGAAAACATGAAGAGTTCACTTTTGAAATTGATTACGACCGAAAAGAAAAAGATTCAGATAGATTTTAAAATAACGCACAAGCGGTTTAAATAGAACTATATTAACGGTGTAGATTTTATTGGTTATATTTTGAAAGGCCACAACACTGATTTGTTGTGGCCTTTTTTTTACTCTTTTTTTAACTGCTCTTTGGGTCGTTCTCCCACAACCGTTGAGCTTTATCTATGAGAGAATTGAACTTCCGGTGATCAATATCGTTTGGATTACGGAACAGCATATTCAAACCGCTTCTCGTATAACCAACATAGGTCGCCGCTTTTGTGAGTGAGATTGTTAACCCTCTCTCTTTTGAATGTTTTGCAGGTGTAATTTTACGCTCCTAAAAAAAATAATAATAGTATAAAAAACAGTAAAATATAAACAGCAATCCTGCCGTTTCTCGTTCTCAACATATGTTTGTAATCCTTGTTGATAAGTTGTTAATTAATGTTTGGTTTTAGTTTACTAATAACTTCAGATACTTCTGTTTGAAACTGAACAATATTTTCATCTAAATCCTTTTTTGCCTCTTCTTTCGTATCACCTTGACCGTACATGTCAACAGGTTCACCACCGAAGAGAGAAACGTTTTTCCTTGCTATGATTATGTTTTTATCTTTTGAAAAAGCGATATCGATACCCCCAATAAGTCTTTCAGTTGGTAAGCCATAATCAACATACACCTTTCCAGAACCTTCAATAATCATAAAAGCTCCCCAACCTCACGTTGAAACTGAACAGCGTGAATCTCACTCATGCTATTTTCAAAAACATAGAGTTTTATCTTATCAATTTTCTTCTCAGAAAAGAGCTTCACCTCTTCAGGAGAGAGGGAGATATAGCAGGAGTACTTGTAACCGCTTCTATAGGTTACGGTGACCTCTTCACTCTCTCTCTTCCAAATAGAACCATCTTCAAAGATAACAAACGCTCCTACTGCAAAATAAGAGACGGTTGGACCGGATATTTCAAGGTTTAAACCGTACTCAACAATAGAATCACGGCCTCTTGCATAGATCGCAGCGATTCGCATCATTTCAGTGTTCTTTGTGGTTACTCCTGTGAATGAGTCGGTGCTGCTTGATACTTCTCCCATTAAAACCGACATAAACAGACAGATTGCGATAATTGTTTTCATAGTTGCTCCTGGATTAATATTATTTAGTTAGAATTACTTATAATTTTTTCATACTCTTCTTTATCTATTATAAAGCCATTAATAATAATTGTTTTTTCACTATCAAAAATAACTGTCGAGGCTTTTGCTATTGATTCACGTTGCTGTTCAACAGTCATATGTAAACAAATCTCGCTATTATCCTTTATTACCACTGAACAATCACCAGAATCAGGAACAACAACGCCACCGCTCTCAAGATTTTTCAAGTTTGGTTGTTGTGCAATTGCCTTAGCTTGAGCAAGTGCACATCTTTTTATTAATAAAACAGTCCATGCAGAAGCTTCAACCTCTTTTTTGTTTTTTAAATCAACATTTTTTAAGGTTTTATATATAGCCTCAATAGCATTTGAAACGATCTCTTTTATTGCTTTTTTCTTTTCATTCACTTTTTTCTCCTTAAATAGTCTCCATAGAG